AGAAATATACATAACCTCGACACCAGCGCTAAACATTGAGATACGGCCGTTAGGATTGAACATTATGCTAGAGCTACCGTCATTCTTACCAATGACAAGACCCTCATTCGATGAGCTCATATAGCTATCTATGAAATTCCAGCGGTCAGACAATTCTCCAAGGTCTTTGGCAATGTTTGACACACGCTGACTAGCTGAAATCAAATCTTTCTCAGCTTGCGCCCTCGCTGTCTCGTTGGCCTTGACAAAGTCCTTGTAAGCCTTTATCCAATTATCAAGTGTGTCAGCGCTAGCCTTAGCCTCAACCTCAGCTTGAATAATCCCAGCCTTTTCATTTAGCGCATTGATTTGTTCCTGAGTCAGCCCTTGATCAGCTTTAGAGTCAATGTCTCTCTGAATATCTTCAGGAGATGGAGACCAGTCGGTAGGTACATTGCCTATTTCTAATTTAATTTTAGCGTCTTCGTAAGTTCTAGCAGATAGTCTAATAAATTTAGCAGTAGCTGGTACTGTAATATTATTGACTATATGCCACTTTTGAGCACGAACAGTATAACTGTCCTTACCTGTAAGTCGAGTTCCGATAGGTGATTTATTAGCATCGTAAAATTGCCAAGCATGCCAAGGCATTCCTCCGTTAGGTGTAGTTACCCAAAGCTGATAGATGAGATTGGATGTTCCATCGATTTCAATAAAATCTGATGTCCTTTCTTTATTTACAGAATTAGCTGGAGAAATGATCCCAGCATTTGCTAAATACCCAGCAACTGAAGTATCTCGGACAAACCTGTTCTGTGAACCAACCTCAACTTTAGCCCAACGATCAGCCCATTTGTACTTCGTTTTATCTGAGCTATCAGGCTTCTCATAATCTGAATAATGACCAAAGTAACGCTGTCCGTTATCTGTCATTGTCAAACCAGAACCATCCGCATTGTCAGAATACGCAAAGTGAACATAAGGCGTTCTTCCATCTGCTCCTGGTTTGCCTGGCAGTCCATCAGCACCATCACGACCACGCCATTCTGTCCATAAATATTTCGTGGGATTGTTGCTATTGTTTTCAGTAAAATCTTGATAAACGCCTATAAACGCCTTACCTTGTCCTGAAAAACTAAATCCACTACCCGAGATAGTATCGGCGTAGGCAATGTGAGTGTATTGTGTACGACCATCTGCCCCCTTAGGGCCAGGAATCCCTTGGTCACCTTTTGGACCTTGCAAACCTTGGAGTCCTTGTAGTCCTTGTAGTCCACGCTCTCCCTTTTCGCCTTTCTCTCCTCGGTCTCCTTTAGGACCTATTGCTCCCTGTGGTCCAGTTTCACCCATTTTTGCCACAGAAAAACCTGTCTCTGAGGTATTATCTGTGTAGCTCCATGTAGTTCTTGTCCAAAGGTATTGGCCAGCTGGTACGCTAGGGATTGTCAACCCCCAAACAGTATCATCAACTGATTCAAGGTGGATATACTCAACTTGAGTAGAGTTGTCTGGATTGTAAGTATTTACTCGAATTTTTGCTCTACCAGTGATCCCAGTCCAGGTAAATTCTGTCCCAGTTGTACCAGTATTAGAATCTGAGATAATAAAATGTCTATTTCCTGTTTCTAGGCTTACCCCCCAAATGACAACATTGTTACCACCTCGATTATTATGATTGTTAGAAAATACACCATTGGAAGATTTAGCGTAGATACGGTACTTAGCACCACTGATTACATTAAATACCAGATTGGTATAGTACATATTATCTAGAACACTCATATTAGGCCTAATTACTTGATTACTATTTACAAGTATCTGCCCTGATGGAGGGATATCTCCAGTAATTGAACTAGCATAAGAAATTGTAGTATCTCTAATCCCCACGCCATCCTTACCAGCAACACCATCCCTACCAGTATTTCCATCTCTACCAATCCTAGCCACTGAGTAGCCAGTTTCAGAGGTGTCATCTGTATAATTCCAGACTGTCTTAGTCCATAAATACTCTCCAGCTGGTACGACTGGGATAGAGGTTGTCCATCCAGTACTTGGAGCATTAGCCCCTGAGGTAGATGGTGCATAAGTGATTACAGTGGAACGCAAGCCCACACCATTCTTCCCAGCAACCCCATCCTTACCTGGGTCACCTTTGTCTCCTTTAGGGCCATCAAATGCATTTAAAAAAGTAACCTGCTCAGAGGCTACCTCTTTATTATCAACCCAAGCAGAGACCGTCAATACCATTTTTTGGTTGATGTCGGCAGCTCTCACAATGTAACTAGAGCTAGTAGCTTTGATTACACCATCAACAACCCAACGCCAGCCACTATTGATAACCTTGTTACCTTTTATTAAAGTAGGGGTCACTACAGACTGACCTTGGCCATTTTTAAAAGCTATACCGTTATCTGTGGCAAGTTTGATAGTGTAGGGCTTAGCGTCCTCTATCATTCGGTCTAGCTGTTGCTGAATGCCTTGAGATAGACGATTTTCAAGTGCTTTGGCATTTGAAAAAGTGGTCTTATTATTCTTGGGGTTCGTAAAGCTGATGACTTGCTCAGATACTCTCATCTCAAGCAAAAGAGTAGGGTTAAAGCCGTCATCATAGACTTTGACTGTGTCTCCTATTTCCAGATCCGCAAAGCCCTCAGCCTCATAAGTGACTGCTGGATAACAGTTCTTTTTGAGCTCACGGTAGGCTGTTGATCGGATGACCTCAGGATTTGAACTCTCTACAGTCATATCTTTACGAATATACTGGTCTAGAGTACCTGTTGAGTGTGTGAATGTAGATGGATACATCTGCATAGAAAGAGGAGCTACTAGATGAGCTCCTAATTGATAAAATTCACGCTCTCCTTTGGCATTATTGACTGACCAGGCTCCAAGACCGCTAATGTCAATCACGTTTCCATGCTCATCTTTGCCTGTCGGTTTGACTGAGTTATAAATCCCAGTCTTGTCAATCGTCCTAGTGATTGTCTTGAGGTTTTTGCCATACTCTAAAACTATTGAGCTGACTTGTCCTACACCTTGATGGTTGTCATCATGCTCATGATAGACATTGACCATAAATGACTTGATAGAGCTGTCATCGTTAAGGCGTGTGTCAAACTCAATTTCAGCGCTAAATTTCTTAGCTAGACTTAATAGTCTATTTAGTTTGGTATCAGTACCCTCCCACTCGGCAGAAATCTTTTTATCTGAAACCTCATTGATACCGATTTTTAAGAAAGTATAGTTGAGCAAGCCCATCTCCTCACAAAATTCCTTAAAGCTCATAGCTTTAGAGGACTTGTAAGGGTTAGCGTACTCATTTATCAGCTCAAGGTTTAGGTTGATACTATAACACTTGATAACTTTCTCATTTTCTTCAACTTTTCGGATAGTATGTAGATAAGTCTTGCCTTTATATTGAAATGATACAAAAGCCTTTTCATTTAGAGCGTTATAGGTTCTTTTCCGACCTATATCAGAGATAATGGCCTTTTTAAAAACAGTAAAATCAAAGGTACTAGAGCCTGTCTCTAAATACCTTGTCCAGGTATCATTGAAATAGTTTAATGTTCCTTGTTTTTCATTGTCCACAAATGCTACTTTTCTCAAATTTGAGTCATGTATTGTCAATAACATTGCTATAGATACCTTTCTTTAAATTCTACTTTGACAGTGGGTTTGGTCTTGACCCAGTTTGAACAATAGACCTCAAGCTGACTGCTTCCTGGTGGTATACTCAAAAATTTTGAACCCTGAACAACATCTACAGCTTTCTCAATTCCATCTACTGTGACTGAGTTGTTTTCGCTGTCAAGAATGACATTTGTTCCTATTGGATAACGGTTTGGCAAATCGTTGATAACTGACACAAAATCCTTTCTATACATCAGCTCATCAAGATATAAGTGAGGGATAATCGCCTTTCCGTGAAACCCACCAATCGTAACGTGGATTTTAGCTGATTTTTTACCTCTGATTTCAGGAACGAAAAAATTATAGTGTGAGCCATTATAATAGACTTGAACTCTCTCATCGTTTCTCATGATTTCAAACTGCCCCCTTGTTTTCGCAAAAGGATTTCTGTTTTGGTCACTAGATGAGTCAAAGTCCAAAGTTTTTAAGAAATTATAGTCATTGTTGTTGTTTGTTGCAAAAATGTTAAAACCACAGTATAGGCCATTATATCGTTTGTAAGTCTCAATACCGTACAGAAATTGATTATTTGCGTCAGTCACAGTCACTTTAATAAAGCCACATTGAGCCACAGAGTCTAGTTGATAGATAAGTTTGCAAAAGATGTAGTCATTGAGTGATCCTTTTTGACCTGTTGAGTCAGATGGTATTTCCCATGACAAGCCTGTTGAATAGCTTTTGTTATATGTTCCGCTAAACTGCTCTCTTAGCCTGACACGTTTCTTTCCAGCCACTGTGACTAGTTCGGATGTCCCGTTTAAATTCTCTGGACTATTAGTCACTGAGCTGTTTTTTACTGCTCTTGTAAGACCATCAGCGATTTTATCGCCTCTAAAGTCAAGTAAGACCTCAGAGCGCTTGACTGTTTCAGTATCAGCTTCTTTACGGTCTCCAACCTCAAAAGCTCCGCTAGTATTGACGATACCTATATAGCCATTCTCGGCGTTGTTTTTAACAGTGACCACAGGAAAAGCTGGGACGTTGCCATTATTGACCAAATTAAAAACAACCTTGTCAGGTTGCTCTTGTCCGTTATCAAAACGCTTATAGGTTGAGCTGTGAGCTACTCCGTCAGGGATAATCAGGTCAAAACTGCCTTTTTGAAACCATCTAGTAATGTTTTCCATATCCACAGAGCCAGATACTAGACCCATGTAATACTTGTCAGGCTCGTCTGAAATGATGATTTTGACAGCCTCAGAGGTGTTAAAAATACCAGCTAGTTTGTGCTTAGCCGTTTCAAGTGTCATGCCGTTCCCATATTGCATAGCAAACTTGACTTTGATGATTTTAGCGCCTGTCCGTACCTCTTGCAGATTTACTCCTAAAAGTGGAGCGTCATTAGTAGTGATATGGCGCTCGTTACCTACTGGACGGATGATGTCTATAATGTCAATAACCTCAGAGAGGTCAAATCCATTGATTGTGATTGTGTCATTATTCATTAGGTAATACCTCTCATCATGTTATCAATCATTAACTTATCATTTTGATAGTTAGTCATTGGGGCTCCGATTTTAGCAACCAGAGTACCATCATCTAGCACCATGTTCACAGGGCGCTTGACAGCCTCCTCAGCCACTTCAAGAGCTCTAGTTAGGACTTTGTCAGCCTGGTCACGAATAACCTCGATTTGGCTTGTTTCTGCTCGTTCTGTGAGTGATTTGAGTCTAAACTGACTAGATACAGTATGTTTCCCTAAACCTAGCAAGTCCTCAGCGCCAAATTTGAACGCTGACATCTCTTTCTGAACGTATGCCAGACTATCAACCACATCAGAGCTATTCTGCTCAATACCTACAGCAATACCTTGAGCAATGTATCTACCTACATTGTCTCTAAATAATCGTGACGGACTGTGGATCTTAGCCTTGGCTTGCGCTGCTCTCTCAGCTTGAGCGACAAGCGCATTAGCTGCCGCCGTGACAGCTCCAAGCGCCGAGTACATACCTTGCGCCAATCCTTGGCCAATCATACTCCCTGCGTATCTCATAGAACTTACACCTGACATAGCTGTAGAGCGGATTGAGCTTAACATGGCTGACATTGCAGCCGTTGCCGAGCCAATCCCTGAATGGATACCGTTAGTAACTCCGTTAGAAACCCCACGCCCTGCCTGTTGGCCAGCTTGTGTCATCTGAGTTGCTGATTGCATAACCACAGAGACCATCTGTTGCATGCTTGAGCGCATTATTGCTACAGCTTGAGACATTGCTGACTGCACAACAGAATTGAGTAGGCCCATTGCTGATCCAACGGCTGCTGAGATACTATAAAAGGCTGAGGCAACCATAGGAGCGGATGTAGCTAACTGCATAATGGCAGTAGTCGCCAGCATTGCTGAGGTGATAATCAGTGTAAACTGACCTGGTATTGTACCAAGTACGCCAACTAAAGCACTCACAACTCCACTGATTGCTGTAAATCCTGCTGATATAGCTAAGGCTCCAGCCTGCGCCATCAGCATTGAACCTGACAAAGCAACTAACCCACTTTGTAGGATAGTAATGCTAGCCGTTGCCCCTGATAAACCTACAAAAGAGGTCATTACTGACGTTGCAAAGGTACTCATAGCAGTACCAGCTAATGTCATTGCTGGAGCTAAAGTAGTTACAGAGGCTGAGATTGTAGGAATGGTGCTTGCCATTGTTGTTAATACAGCAACGGCCATGGATCCGCTGGCTTGTATTGTAAGTAGACCTGCTCCCAGTGCCTGCATACCTGCACCAACACTAGCCATTCCAGTGCTTGCTCCTGAGATTTTACCTACGCCAATAGCAACAACGGCCAAAGAGGCTGCCATATCTCCAAGGTTAGTATTAGTGAGCATTACAACCCCTTGAGCTAGTTGCTTAAATCCATTTCCTGCCTTTTGAGCAGCAGTACCAAGGGAGTTAAACACGTTAGCAAGGCCGTCTAATACACTCTTGATAGCATTACCTACAGAGGTGATGACATTGGAAATGCCAGTCATTGCTGTGTTGATGCCATCTGAAATAGCCTGGATAATTGTTACAATTTGTGGTGCATTTGCAGATATGGCGTTAATGATCTGAGTCATTCCGTTAGAGATAGCTGTAACAAGTACAGAAATCCCAAGAGCGGCAACTGCAATACCAGCACCAATAAGAGCAACGGAAGCTCCAAAAGCTAAAATACCTACAGCTCCTGCTGTCAATGCTGGACCTAATGTAGCTGCTCCCACAGCAAGTAAGGCAATACCTGCTACAATGGCAAGCATCGCAACCTGTGCACCAGTTCCAGCTGAGGCAAGTTGTATAGCAGCCTGTACCAAGACATAAACACCAGCGGCAGCCATCAAGGCCCCTGCGCCAATCATAAGAACTGCAGCGGCCAATCTCAAAACAGAGCCAGCACTTGCGGATGCCGTTGTCCCAACTGCTGTATTCCCTGCGCTCATTGCGGCACTTGCTCCAGCGTTAGCAAGTTGGGCTGTTGTCAATCCTAGAATGTTACTTACTAAACTAACTAGATTCTTACCAAAATCAAAGGCTGTTTTTAGAGCCTGAGCAATCTTGACTCCCGCCTTGATACCTATCAAAGCTGTACCAATGCTAATAATCGCCGTTGCTACACTTTGGATTGTCCCTGGATCTAAGCCTGAAACAAAGTTAGCTACTGCGGTTGCAGCCTGAGAAAGCCACTTGACAATATTGCCTAGTACACTTCCTAAGGTTGTCAACACTTCTGATGCTGTCAAACTATCCCACACATGACCAATCGCTCCTGAAATGCTCTTAATAGCCTCGACAAAAGCAGTAACTGCTCCTGTATTTGAGAATGCCCCCCAAAACGTTTTGATTTTGGAAATAACATTAGAGATTGATGAGCTGATTCTAGTGACAACCCCCTCAATGTCTATACCCTCTAAGAACGCACCTAGCTTTTCAGCCATGCTATTAAAATTAATTTTTTCAAGAGCGTCAGATATTGAATTTACTGCCTTAATTCCAAACTTGTTAAGTTTTTCAAAGGATGGCATGAGTTTATTAGAGAGACTTTCTTTTGCCCCATCTATAGCTTGGTCAACTGTTTTGAACTCTGTAGCCATCTTTTGGAAAGCGTCAGAGTTACCTGCACGGTTCATAGCATCAAAAAAGTCCTCTGTCTTGACTTTTCCGTCTTGGACGGCTTTTACAAGCTCAGCGGTAGACATTCCCATCTCTTTTGCGACTGCAGCCATACCAGCTGGAGCTTGTTCCATCATAATCTTAAAATCCATCCAGGCAATTTTAGGCTTACTTGCCATCTGTGTTGCCTGAGTGGACAATGATTTCATGGCTTGGGCTGGATTTTCAGCAGAGGCTGCAAGTCCACCAAAAGCCTTAACTAGACTACCAACATTTTTCGTCCCAACTGCGTCAAGTTGCGAGTAAGTACTAGCCATATCAGAGGCTGAGTAGATGGTTTTGGTTGCAAAGTCCTGCATTTCGGTCTTAGCTGCCTTGATTTCCTCAGCTGATCGCCCAAAGGCCTGTAGGTTCCCCTCGAAGGTTTTCCAAGCTTTCTGTGAACTGTTTAGCTCAGAGGCCATTTCACGGACACCACTTGTAATAGTCCCAATTCCTGTAGTAAGGGCAGAACTAATCAGATTAGCTCCTAAGACAGACTTAAAAACAGACCCTACTTTTGAGCCTGCGTTTTCAAGTCCACCGAATAGAGCTTTAAGCTTGCTTACTCCTGATTGAGCATTAGAGCCATCCATATCAACCTTGATAGTAACTGAACCATCTGCCATTGTGTACCTCCTTTCTAACTAAAATTAGTAGTCAAATTCATCAGGCAGAGCATACTCTTTTTTGAGTTTCCTCATGTTCTTCTTATACTGCTTACTGTCTCCATTTTGAGGCTTGTAAGAGCGTATTTTCAGCACCTCAGCAAATTTAGTATCGCTAGGCAACCCATTTAGTAAAGCGTTGAACTTCTTCCAGTGTAGGCTGTTCTGAGCGTCTATGAGGTCAATCCCATAAGCCTGGAGAAATGATGAGTAAATATACTCAGCGTCGTACTTCAAGCTAAAGAGACGATCTCCTCCATCAGATTGGCTCCTAGAGCGTATCTTGCTCTTGATTGGGTTCCCTGCTAGGTCTAGTACTGGCGCTGTGTCTTTAGCTGGAATAATTCTGATATGCTCCTCAAAAATCATCTTAAAGATTGCTGTAGCTTGTTCAGGAGTTAAAGCCTGAGTAAAATCTACATCGGTCAAGATTTGAATAGCCAGGAAAGGCTTGTAAAGCTCGTCAATGTCATCATCATTGATCAGCTCCACCACTTTCAAAACCTTGTTAAAAGCGATATTCATTGGATACACATCATCACCAAGGACTAACTCATCTGTCAATTTCCTTGATAGGTCCAGCATGTCAGTCACCTAGATATTTTTTGAGGGCATCTGTATTGTTGCGTTTTTCCCATTCTTCAATGACTCCAGTGATAGCCTCAAGCAAGTAAGCCATAGTATCGACAGTTGAACCGTTAGAGAAATCATAGACCTTGTTATAAGCGTCTTGGTCAAACAGCTCTGTCCATGACCCTTTTACCAAGTCTTGTAAAGTTTCAAAGGCCTTACTGTCTTCTGTGTTGGCTAGTTTTTCGCCGTCTTTTTTGAGCTTTTTACCAACCGACTCCATTTTGTGGATGTTTTTGTCATTGGCTACAAATTCAAGCTTGAACTCTCCAAAATCAACAGGGATGACATTGTCACGTTTCTTAATTACTACCATTTGTTTTCTCTCCTACTAATTTTTTAAAATCAAAAATAAAAAGGGGAGCCTGTTCACTCCCCTAGATCAAATCATCAACCGACTACAGCAGACTGTTTAGGCGCCACATTCCAGCTGATAGTGCACTTAAAGGTCTCATACTCAGACGCATCTCCGCCTCCAATTTGGATACCTGAGACAGTAGCGACTCCGACATATTGAGTTTTGCCATCAGCGTCTACCACTTTAAACCAGACATTACGGTCATCTCCAGTTTTAAAGCGCATAGCTGCAACAATTGCCTGAGCTTCATCCTCTTTGATGTAATCTCCCTCAAAACTGTAACCACTCTTAACAGACGTCACTACAGTTTTTTTGGTACCGTCACCGTTGTAGTATGCAATGTCATCTGTATCCTCGTCATTTTCAGAATTAGCGGTTTTCACTCCGTCCGCAAGCCATTTCCAGGAGTCATTACCTGGCTCAGTAGCTGGTGCTGTTGGTAACCATGGCGCAAGAAAGTGCTTGCGCTTGGCGTTTTTCATTTTTGGCATTTAGTTTCCTCCATTTGTTTCTCGTTTTGCCGTTACATCTAACATGTAAATATAAAAGCCTTGCTCATCACGGTCATTTAGGAATGGCTGTGATACTTCAAGGCCTCTGAATTGATATGAATTATTTTTGCTAGGTAGTTCCAGATTAAAGTCAGCGAGAGCATGATTGATGGCCCACAGGATAGAGCTTGTCTTCTGGTGATCAGTCGTTTTGATTGCCACCTCGAAGACAAGGCCAATGTCCTGCTTACCGTTCATGTACTCTGTTAAAATCTTCCCACCTGGTAAAGGATAAAGGACTAAATCCTCCCCCTCCGACAAATAATCAAGCTTACAAGCCAGAGGGAGGTTTAGTGTGTTAATGAAATCTCTGAGGACTTCTGAAAAATCATTGTTATTCATGCTTTTACTCCCATTGCTCTCAGGCCTGTCTTCTTCCAATCATCAAGATATAACGATGAGGCTTTCAAGTCCCAGCGCTTGCCTGTTCCAGGAGTCGTGTACTTCTTAAAGACAAAACTCCTATTCTTGTTATAGCTCGATCCGTAGAATTGAGCTCTAGCGTAAGGTCCAGGATATTTAACCCCATCCTTAGTAGCCTGACCGCTACCACTTAAGTCTCCACTCTTTCGAGGAATAAAAGGGGTAAAGTCAGTCAACATTTGATTAGCGATAGCTAACTTCCCCTTAGCTAGTGCCTGTGGGGATACCTTTTTCTCAATACCTTTTAAATCAATCTTGACAGATACGCCTATTCCCATCAGATACACTCCACTTCATAGCAAAATACTTTTTGTTTGTGTGGATAACTGACAGGAACCACAGAGGTCACTCTGTACTCACGTTCTCCGTCGTTGATAATGGCATTTTCAAAGGTCTTGTCTAAGACGATTGGGCAATATTTAGGGTACACAAATAACGTACTAGGCTTGGACTCTTTACGGTTGTTCTTCGTACCTTTGACTTGATACTGTCTGTCAAACCTAACAGTTCTAAGGGTCACTGGGCTCTCAAATACTTCTTTACCCCATCCGTCTTTTTCTCCTGTGGTTTTCTGAATTGTTACAGTATCAATCAATAACCGTTTATCAATGTCTGTCATAACCTACCCCCCTAAAGCCAAATCCTACCGATTTCAGAGTATTCAAGGCGTCAAGTGATAAGTTATACCTAGCACTCTCTAAAGACTGGCTAGATGAGTTTTGGTAGGTGATATGAGTGCGCCCTAGAACCACAGTAGAGACTGATTGCTTATCATCAGCCGTAGTGATCCCACTAGCGTCCAAATATGCTACCTGGAAAGCCGTAGCCAGTTTGACAGCTTGCTTTCTGTGCTCAATTTCTTTTTCAAAGTCTACAAAGCTGTAGAAATTGTTAAGAAAGAGGTTGATAGCAATCTCTGCCCTCTTTAGTAGCTTTTCAAAATCCTCAACTTCATCAAAACCAAAGTCCTTAAATTCATCTTTTGTTAAGTAGGTCATGACTTTACCGCCTTAAATTAAATAATCTGGATTTTCAGAAAGTCCTGGAATTACATCTGAAGTTGGTTCTTGAGATGGGACAACTTGCTCGATTTCTTCTAGCCAGTTGGCTCCATATTCCGCAAGTGTCTGTCTGTTAATTTCATCCGCTTCAGCAGCTGTCATTTCATACGCATTATTTGCATCAAACTGCTGCCCTGTTTTTGCCATAAAAAAGTTTGTTTTAGCTTTAAATTTAGCCATTTATTTTATTCCTCCACTTCGTATCCTTGATTTTCAAAGGCTGAAATCATAATCGGGTCAGATAGAGTAAAAGTTACTCCATCTTTTTTCAATGTTTTTGGATATTTTACTTCTGGCTCCCCTTCAGTTTCTTTAGATACAACCAAAGTCTCTTCAATGTTAGAATCGTTCATTTTTGTCCCCTTTCACTAAGCTGATTTGTGAACGTAGATAGCTTTTTTCTTGTTGTCAAGAACGAAAGCGTCGTAACGGATACGGCCCTCAACGAGTTTGCCGTTAATTCCTGGTGGGTTGTCGTGGATCTTGTAGTCCTCCAATTTAACAGGAGATGGAGTAGCTACAGGATGAGCGATAATAAACTCTACATTTTGTGGCAGGCGTGATGTAGGTGTCAAGACTACTGGCAAGCCGTCAATCATACCTACTTGACCATTGATAGTGATTTCTTGACCAAGGTCAGAGTTTTTCACAAAGGTTGGGTCAAGTTTGATGAGTTTGTAGAATTTAGGAGATACATGCAAGATACGGCCAGCAGTTGGGACGAAAGCGTCAGTTAGTTTAACCTGACCATCAAGCACAAGCTCGTAGGCATTTGTTTTAGTTACTGAACCAGTAGCAATATGATCTGTATCTGCACCAGCTACGATTGTTGCAAAACGGTAAGTATCAACTTCAGGGATAACGACCTCTGACAACTGACGTGCAAGGGCTTTTCCTGCCTCCATGGTGCCATTTGTGTCTTGCTCAGATTTCTTGTCAATCGTGAATGTGAAAGATCGGTCTTTCTTCATTGTCATAGTTTGAACTGTATTCCCAAGCTCCTCAGCGTCACCGTAACGGTTTTGCCCAGATGTCTTGTAGTCATTCATTCCTGTCGTAGGGATAGAGTAAACCTTGACTGTGTCAACTCCAAGGAAATCAAAATCTTGGTTGATGATACCAGTTGAAAGAGCCTCTTTAGCAAAGCGCTCATCTACTTTTTCATCGAATTTAGCTGCGTAATTTACTACCATGTGTAATATTCCTCTTTTCTTTATTTTTGGTTTTATACGCTATCAAAGCCTGCAAATAGGGCTTTGTCCTCTGCGCTTAGATGATCGTATCCAGTTTCTGCTGGAGGATTTCCGTGTACAGAGATATTAGGGTTAGACTGCTTGTCCTCAGCTTGGAAAAGATAAGGACTTGACTCTTTGAGTAAGTTGATTGTGTCCTCTAGTTGAGGTTTTCCATCTTCTCCCAGACTAATCTTGTCTAAGTCAATGAATTTCATCAAGTCCTCTGAATTGTGAGCTCCTACATCTTTCAAGGCAAGGGCTACAGCGTTTGTTTTAGTGATATGAGCAAGGTTTGCCTCGCTATCCAGCTTGTACTGGTCAAATTGGGCTTTTAGTTCTTCAAGCTGTTGTTTGCTTTCCGCACTTGCTCCCTCTTTGGCCTGTAGTTCATTGATAGCTTGGGTTTGTTGTTCAAGCTGTTGTTTTAATGTGTCGTTTTCGGCTTGTAGTTCCGACTTAGCTTGTGACTTGGCATTTTCAATACCTGCACCGTACGCTTGCATAATATTGTCAATGACAGCCTTGTCCTCGATACCTGCCTCAACTAACATTTCACGTTTAAGACTCATGTCTTAACTCCTCCTTTTTTACGTCACATGGACAAATTAAGACAGTTTTACGCCATGCTCCAGGGCAAAATAAAAACCGAATGGAAATCCATACGGTTTATAGTGGTTTATAGCAATTTATTGCATGAAAAAAGCGCCTAGATTGTTCTAAGCGCTGATTTTTACTAATTGCTTTGCTTTGTTGTAGTATGGCTCAAGGAACTTCCTGCACAATTCTCTATCTTCTGTATCCTCTTCAACATAGAAATAATACATTGGTTCATCATTGATGAGATCAAAAAGAGGCTCATTCTCCGCTATCAAACCATCAGCAAAAGCCTCGTCTTCGCCTAATTTGGCAGTGAGTTCAAGAAAAAAGTCATAGTAATCATCAACATCACCATTTACACCTCTTTTTAGCATATCTAAAATAACGTTTGAATACTTCATCACTTAATCTCCGTCAATGTTTTTGCTGGTTTGCTGGTCTTCATGAAAGTTACAATTTCGTCAGAATTGTTTTCATAAATCAATAGCAACCGATTATAATATTTAGCCTTACGTCCTTTGTGCTCTGATTGATAATTCAAGGGCAGGCTAGAGACTGTTAAAATAGAGTCAAAATTGTACATCAAGCGTCCGTTAGGTCTACGCATTCTAGCTATGTACTGTGAAATGGCGTGACCGCCAAATCTTACACCATGTTGTTTGAAATTGTAGTAAGCATCTACAGCTTGTTGTTTTTGTTTGTCAGTCAGTTTTTCCTTGGTGCTAGACCATACATAAGATGCTACCTTGTTATCTTGTCTCAAAGACTCTTTTTCTGATCGACTCAACGACTTGAAGTCACTATAAGACTTGGGTGCTTTATTTCCCAAATTTTGTAGTACTTCAGAATACTCTTTTTTAGAGCGTTTGTCAATAGTTTTGTATAACTTTTGAACAGCGTCATCATTGTAGTAGTACTTCTCTCTAGCGTAATCACGATGTAGAAACGGATGCTGTTTGAGATAGTCTCTCATGGCTCCCTGTTGGATCCTAACCTTGCTCTTATACTTGTCTATCAGCTCGCTGTCTCCCAGTTTTTCTGCAACGTGGAGAAACTCCTTAGACTGTCTGATAGACCTCTCTA